AGGTGTTGGTCAAGCGATGAAACTTATGGGGAAAAAATGAGTAATATTTACATGAGGTTATACGATTTCTTTAATGCAATAGCTGATATTTTTTGGAAAAAATATGTTGATTCAATAAAAAAGAGGGCAAAGCAAGATCATGGCACTACCAAGCAAAAAAAAGAAAAGCAGCAAGAAAAAAGCAATACCAACAAACAAGGCTCTGTACGCAAGAGTAAAAGCCGAAACAAAAAGAAAGTTTGACGTATATCCATCAGCTTATGCCAATGCTTATTTGGTGAGAACGTATAAGAAACGTGGTGGAAAGTATAGGACTGCATAATGGCAAAGCCTACTGGTGGACTTACAAAGTGGTTTAAGAAAGAAAAATGGGTAGATATTTCTGCGCCTAAAAAGGGTGGTGGCTATGAGAAGTGTGGCCGTAGCAAAGCCAAAGGCAGTAAGAGAGGTTATCCTAAGTGTGTTCCATCTGCAAAAGCTAAGACTATGACCAAGGCACAGATAAGATCGGCTGTAAAACGCAAACGTGCCAATCCTAAAGGTAAAGTAAAAACCATACTTAAAAAGAGGAAAAGATAATGCCATTTAGTAAATATTCTCCAAAGCAAAAAAAACTAGCTAGAACAGCCCCACCAAGAAACAAAATTACAGGGGCAGATTTCAAGAAACTCAAAAAGAAAAAGAGGAAAAAGTAATGGCAAAAGGTGTAAAGCATTATTTTAGAGATGGTACAGAACACAAAGGTGGTATGCACAGGATGCCAAATGGCAAGTTACATTCTGGTAAGACACATACTAAATCTTCAAAACCATTATTTCACATGAGAGAACTATCCAAAACTGCACAGGCTAAAGCTAGAAAAAGAAAGTAAGATCATGGATATTGAGCAGTTAAGAAAAGAACTTGAAGCTGATGAGGGTGTAAAGAAGAACGACAAAGGCAATCACATTACCTACTTTTGCAGCGAAAATGTGGTTACAGGTGGTATAGGCCACATGATTACAGAATGGGATGATGAGAAGTATTTACAAGTTGATGTTGAAATACCAGAAGAACAAGTTAGTGCTTGGTTTGATAAAGACATTGAGACTGTAATAAATGATTGTGAAAAGTTGTATGATGACTTTGATTATTTACCAGAAGAAGCACAGCTAATTATAGCAAACATGATGTTTAATCTTGGTTATCCAAGACTTAGCAAATTTGTAGGCATGAAGTCTGGTGTAGACAGTAGAGATTGGAATAAAGCTGCTGATGAGATGATTGACTCTAGATGGTATAAACAAGTGCCAAACAGAGCAGGTAGGCTTGTCAAACGTATGAGGGCTTTACATGGCTCAATCTAAACGTAAGAAAAAGAAGTCAGTTAATCTATCTGTTGGTAGAGGTGAAAAGCTATCAGTTAAGCAAGGTGGTGGTCTTACTGCAAAAGGTAGGGCTAAATACAATCGTGCTACAGGCAGTAATTTAAAAGCACCAGTTACAGGTAAAGTTAAACCAGGCAGTAAAGCTGCTGCTAGAAGAAAGTCTTTTTGTGCCAGGTCTAGGAATTGGAAAGGGCCAAGAGGGAAAGCTGCAAGACGCAGATGGAAATGTTAACAACTAAGGAGATATATCATGCCTATGGGTAAAGGTTATGGCTCAATGAAGCCAAAGAAAAAGAAAACCAAAATGGTAAAAAAAGTCAAAACAAACAAGATGGCTAAAAGACGAAGAGTATAGCCCTCTGATTCCAAGTGTCTAGTTAGGTGTCTAGTTGGTCAAAATCATCTCCAAAAACTTGACTTACTTTTTATAAAAGGTAAAATTTTTATAGTAAAAAAGTCTAGTTGTGTCTAGTTAGGAGAAAAAAGATCAACGATTACAGTAACTTACAAGTCCTTCCCTCTGTCTGGGGGATGGAAGGTCACAGGTTCAAAT